ATTAGCAATCTCATAGAGTGTGTCTATATCCATTAGTTGTCCTTAGTTATGTTGACGACATCCATGTCGTCGAGATACTTAGACGAGTGACAAATCAGCCAGACCTTCAGCCTTAGTGAACAACTCTTCCGCTTTACTACCGGGCAGAGCGATGTTGTCTTCGCTAAGGATCATGTTCTGGATCCAGTTCTTACTGGTACCATCATCCTTCTCACCTTCAATGTAGATGCTGTCCCACATCTCATGATACTGAGCACTCGTAATACCAGGGGCTTCCCACAGGAACAGACGAGGAGGTACAGCCATTTCAGGGACAGGGATCTCATCATACTTTCCAGTCGGTACACCCATCTCCATGACAGGCGACTTAGGAGCACTGATTGAGAAGTCACCATCCTTATCCAAGTTGGCGTAAGTCTTGCCTTGGTACTCATTGTGATAGATCTGACCAAAGAAGGGCTTACCCAAGAACTTACCCAAGTTAGGGACACGATCTTTCTCAGCAACCCCCAGGCTTTACAAACAATTTTGACC